TTAATATCATGGACTTTACCATTGATTTCATTCGAGGAACCTCAGTTTTTGGAATATCCGACATAATGCTCATTAAGAATTTCATTACAGACACAGTTATTGTGTTTCTTGTTGGACCCTTGACCTTCTTCAGGAATTATTTCACGGCTGGTTACTTCAGTCTTGGAGTGTGCATGTCCGTAGCAACATACCTTGGCTTGCTAACATCATATATCACACCCGCACCTGTCATTCCAAATGACGGTGAGGATGATAACAAACCTGGCATGCCAATGGATTATAGTTATTTTAAATGTATGCTTGGCATCACTCGTACTTATTACATGTTCCCTATTCCTGTCATATTGCTTCGACTCTCAATGTACTCGTCAATCAAATTGCTCCAGTTCATACTCGTTCATTATTCAATCAATAATAAGAACTTCAGAAGCCGATTTATCAAATTGAGGACTTGGAGAGTAGACTTGACGAAAAGACACAGGTCTCATGACGCTTCAAATATTGTTCTTAGATCATACTATGCTCAATGGAAACAGATTGACTCGTTTGACTTTACTGTGTTTGGTAGGCATTTCGGAGGCACTTTTAGAGTGTCTGAATTTACTGCAGACCAAACGATCTACACACAAGTCGTTGACCCTAGGGTCAAATGCTGCTCTGATTATGAAATTGCCGCTGCTTATGTTGCTCATAAGTATGCGAGGGAAACCTACTGGTACACTGATTTAATGACACCAGTTGGTAATGACGCTCACCGAGGAGGATTTAGGATTGCTCATGCCATGGCCCTGCATTTAGTGCAGGTCAACCAAGATGAGATCTTAAATTTTCAGTAGCCCGCAATGCCAGGCGTTGGGTCGCCTACGGTTATGATTCTCATATCGTTAAGAAAGAAATCACACCTGATGACGATTTCAAGATTGTACTGCACGACAATTTTGAGAAAAATCATCGACGAGAATGTGTTCAAACATACTTGGGAGGTGGTTCGATTCTTTGCGCTAATCCGAAGATTAATCCGGATCCAACGAATGGCATTGTGGGCGTGGCTGGTAGGGTTGCCACGGAGTTAATAAAACCCGACGACGGAGTCTTTAATGAGTTGGTAGACTTCGCTGATAAAGTGATCTCAACTCACCCCATACTCTCAGCACCAATTGAAATGCCGTCTGCCTATGACCTTCAATTGTGGTGGCTTGAGAACACTTCTTATGAGAAATGGCGTAAGGAGGACCTAACAAAGGTATGGGAGAATTTCAATGTAGGTGAAGAGTTGGACCAGATTTCTCATAACCTGTGCTTCATTAAGGATGAAGTATACACGGATTGGAAACTGGCTAGAGCTATATTCAGCCGTACCGACCTTTTCAAATTGATCTTTGGTCCGCTAACTAAGCTAATAGAAAAACAGGTCTATCAAATGGATGAATTTATTAAGAACATCCCCTTTGTTGATAGAGCCAATTATGTTTTTGACAGATTAGGAGGCAGGCACCATGTTACTTGGAGCAATGATTACACAGCTTATGAATCATTGTTCTCTGACAAACTCATGAGGGCTGTAGAATGTAAATTATACAGCCAAAAGCTGGGGAGACAATTTCCGCAGCTTGTAGAAAGAATCAACGACGTCCTGACAGGAACGAACAAATTGAGGTTCAAGACTTTTACAGCCTCAATCAATGCTCGTCGCATGTCTGGTGAAATGAGCACTAGTCTTGGAAATGGAATCACAAACTTAATTATTAATTGGTTTGTGTTACATAAGGCTGGTTACTCCATAGACCATCTATTCACTAACTGTATGACCATAGTGGAAGGGGACGATTCTCTAACGATATCCGAAAAACCCGTAGACTTCCTATTATACAAAGAATTAGGAATGAGGGCAAAGCTACAAACTCATGATAAAATTGGTGAAGCTTCATTCTGTGGAATGTTTTTTGACGATGATGACAAGACCATAATATGTGATATTAGGAAACAGATTGTAGGTCTCAGCTGGGGTGATGCTAAGTGGGCTAATGCTCGCAAGGCCAAACACCATTCACTGCTGAGAGCTAAATCAATGTGTTTAGCATATCAGTATAGGGGTTGTCCCATATTGGACAAATTATGTCACAGAATGCTTTATTTAACAGCTTCTTGTGATCCCAGACACATGCTTAAGATGATGTCTAGAGACTACTATCACTCTAGTATAGTAGCTGAAACCAAGCAATGTATCAATAACATCATTGCTGATGGTCCTAAAGAACCAACACTTGCTGCCAGATTGTTTGTTGAGAAACACCTCAACATCTCAATGCAGATGCAAGTCCTTCTTGAACGACGTATTGATTCATTTACTCTTGGTCACAACGATCTGATCACGATGATATGCTCTGATGCTCAGTTAGAGTATGCCCAAAAATTTGTCGGTCCTTTAATGCCAAACCTTATGAAGGGTTCTGGTCCGCGTTTGAGCGAAGAACAGATTGGTGTCGTGCAGAATGCCTTTCTCAAGCCTCAGGATTTCATTAGATTCCAGAAATCCGCTCGTGGTCAGCTCGATGGAGATTGAGATGACAAGTATTGCCACCCCCTGCGAAAGCTAACAACGGCAAGAAAAATGAGGCGTTAAACAAATAAATAAATAAACAAAAATACAAAAATAGGTGAATTAAGAAATCAACACTGCGCGGGAAGGAA